CCCGTAGCAGCAAGACAGCAAATATCAGGACCACCTTGACCACCCCAATAACCAGAACCACCGCCAGATCCGCCACCGTGACCCTGACCAGGACCGCCGACCAGCGGGAAAGATGTATATCCAGGACCACCACCGCTAGTGCTCTGATAACCCCTACCAGGTTGTCCTGATGTACCACCACCAGCACCTGCTACCTGACCTCTACCACCATCATCCGCTTCTGTTGCACCACCACCACCGGCAACGATTCTAGCATTTGGTTGTGACTTAGAGTCTACAAAAATACCATATGCTCCGCCACCAGGTGCTGGACCAACAACACCGAAGTTTGTTGCTACTGTAAGAACATCACCTGCGGAACCAGAAATATATCCACCACCAAAACCACCAGCACCAGATGGATATCCTTGCTGAGGTTGTCCACCACCACCCCATGCTCTAATTCTGAGGTTGGTAAAGTCACCCAGAGCAGTCATATTGAACTGAGTTGCTCCTTGCTGGTTATAAGCGGTTGAGTTGAAATCAAGTTCACCAGGTCCAGAAATACTAGCTGGAACAGAGAATACACCAGGAGCTCCTGATGAAAATACTTCTCTCCACGTTCCACCATCTTTAATGTGAATAGTTGAAGAACTTCTCCAACTTCCACCATCTTTAATGTGGACTTCGGAAGATGTCCTCCAACTTCCACCATCTTTAACTGCGGTATCTGCCATAATTAATAGAAATAAGGTGCGGAAGGTTCAGCAGGGTAGAAATCCCTTGATGCAATTTCTGAACGAGTATGTGCAGAAATGTCAGAAATCGTGCTTGGAAGATCTCTTAATGTTTGACGATATGACTTCATTGCTGTGGAGATACCAACTCCACGTTCTGTGCCCTGTGTGATAATCCAGTCAGTATTTTTAATCAACAAATCACGTGTTCCTCTCAACTCGTTCCACTTCTCAGTATTAAGATCATCAGTAGTATAACGAGTAATATCATATGCTTTGGTTACAGTCAAAGCAGAATCATCATATACCCAGTCAGTATCTTCTTTCTGAACCTTTAATTGTACTGTATCTTCGTCAGAGATGGTTGGTTCTTGAACAGCATATGTCTTCCAAGTAATAGTATATGTCTTATCATCTCCACTCTTTGTCCACTCTGCAATAGGATTTTTAATATAAAACTTACTATCGCTAGATGTTGGAACATCATTCCAATTAGTGACATATCGCCACTCTTCATTGTGATAAAGATAGTCATCATCAACAAATGCACCATTATCATACAACCAACGTGGATGTGTTCTGGTTGTACCGTAATTAGTTACATATCTTTTTTTCTCCTGAGCAATATTCCACTCATCCGTTTTAGTGGGAACAGTATCAGGGAACCAATATCTCTTATCGGTATTTTCTACCCAACTTCCAGCAGTCATGCGTTAATTTCCTTAGTAGATGTAGTATATATCTCCGTCGGATCCACCAGAAGGTGATCCACCGGATTGAACAGTTCTTGCACCATATGCATTTTGTGATGCTGTTCCAAATGTTGTTGCTGTAATACTTCCAGTAACAGCAGCACCACCACTGGCGGTTTCAAATTTCTTGGAGTTGTTGTGGTAAAGTTCTACTGCACCATCACCTAAAATATTGACCCCATTTTCACCACCAACATTCAGGAAAATATCATCAGCGGATTGAATAAGGATGTCATCACCAGCACCAGTGGTTTCAACATACAAATCGCCAGTATTATTATCGATGTGAGTGTCTGTTGCATCATGATAAATCTCTAAATCATTAGCAGTGCCAGCAAGGAATTTTTTATTATCAGCAATTGATACATCGTCTGTAAAAGTTCCAGTAGAACCAGCAACTGTTCCACCACTAATATTACCAGTTACATTACCAGTTAAAGCACCAACAAATGATGTAGACGTCAAAGCACCCGTTGAGGAATTAAAGGTTAAATTAGTTCCACTTTTAGGTGGTAAATTTCCAGTAGCAGCAGTAGCAAATAGTGGGAAGCAAGTAGTATCACTTGACTCATCAGCAACAGTGACATTAGTTGATGTAGTAGCAGTATCAGCATTACCAGTTACAGCACCAACAAATGATGTAGCCGTCAAAGCACCCGTTGAGGAATTAAAGGTTAAATTAGTTCCACTTTTAGGTGGTAAATTTCCTGTTGCTGCTGTTGCAAATAATGGGAAACAAGTAGTATCAGAACTTTCATCAGCAACTGTTATACTGGTAGATGCCGGTAAATTAGTTAAGTTAACACCAGAACCAGAAAATGAAGAGGCAGTTACAACACCAGTTACATTTAAATTATATCCCGTTACACCAACACCAAGGTATCCAGATACTTGTGTCGAAATACCCGCAGTTTGTGCAAATCCTGCGGTGGCAGTATTAGTTACTGATGCATCAAGAAGACCTGTGATAGCAAGATTGCCATTAATACTTATATTACCTCTAATTGTAGCATCACCGTCCGTGCCAACAACATCATCCCTTTTGAAATTTTCAAAAGTTACAAATTCAATAATGTCATTTTCATTTGCTGCCTCAACAAGAGTAACTGTAACGCCGTCTAGTGCAGAAAAGTCTCTCTGAGTAACTAATCTAACACCATTACGATAAACATCAATTGCATTGATGCTATATCCGGTCCTAACAGTAAAGGCTGTTTGACCTTGTAATGCTATTTCAGATATTCTGTTATGATTTTGGGTTCCAGTAAAAGTTGCATTAGATCCTAAGTATCCCATTTCTATGAAAACTTTTTAGTTATTTATCAAACTGGCCTATTGATCAGATCTGAATTGAAATCAACTGCATAATTTCCTGCAACAATAACTCTATTATCACAGTTATTTTTTGGTACATGATGAAAAAGATTGGAATTAAAAACTACTACTCTCCCCTCTTCTGCTTTAATTTTTTTATTTGTCGTGGTAAAGGTGAGAGGAGATGATCCTTTTGGACTATTTACAAAGTAAACAAATGAAATATAGAATGGATTATGTTTATGAGATAAAGTATAGTCTCCTCGATTGTATACTGCACCCCAACAATTAAACTGATGCAATGGTAGTGTTAAAGATTCGCTTTCCCCAGCAGGTTTAGGTAGAAGATCAAAATTCCAATAAATTTTTTGCTCTAACCAGCGAGTAAAAATATTTAGTTCTCTTGATTTGATCCACCAATTCGTCATATATGCCTGCACATTTGTTTTTTTATTTTGAAAATCTCCACTCTCTAATATAGTTTGCATAATATTTCTTTTCATATTATGATGAAGATCGAAGTCATATACAAAAATATCAAGATTTTCTTTTATTTTCATTATAAAGATCTGTCTAATGCACAATGTGCCCTATGACCATCAGCAAGAACATAATGGAAAAAGATTTGATGATAATAGGTATCATCATTCTTTCTCTTTAAAGCACCAAAGATACCCTTGTGTCTAGATTTCAAAGGATCTCTCCAATGAGGACGTTCGCAACCTTTGTAGATCAGTCCATCACCAGGTTTTAAGCAAAGTGATCTCTCTCCGCTACTCACTGTTTTAATTTTAAAAGGCCAACATTCTGTGATATTACTACTAATATGAATACTTACAGAAATCTCACATGAATCTCGATCAGCGTGTTTCGTTAATTCTTGACCAGCAAAGTAAAAACGATCATAATAATATGTATTGTAAAGTTTACGACCAATTATAGATTCAAGTTTTAGTCTGATACCAGAATGAATCTGTCGATACTGTGGATGACTATAAGTTGCCAAAGATCCATTGACCTGCAATTCTTCCTCAATCAAAGTGTATTGATCTAATTTTTTACCCCAATAATTTATTTGCCCTCTGATCATTGGAACAGATCTATAAAGTTCTTCTACATCCCAAAGGTTTTTTACAACCAGATATCCATCTTTATCAAACTTTTCATTACGAGTCCATGTAGTTCCAGTGTTAGATTTTTCTTGGAATAATACCTGCTCTTCGCTCATTTGGTCTACCATAATCTATCTCCTATTTCCAACGGGGGCCGACAACCCATCCAACAATGGATCTACGAGTTCCTTTTGTCACTTTCAGAACTCGGTGTTGTGTGCGGGAGTCAAACAATACAACCGTGCCACGCCTACGGGGAACAATATAAGAATTACTCGATTCATCTAGCAGTTGGACATTACCACCCTCATAATCGTCAGGACCAGAGAGTTGAAGGGAAAAAGACAGTTTTCTTACAAGTTCAATATTCTCATTCATAAAATCTTGTGCCAAACCATCACTACGATCGCCATTGCTTACAGGTTTATATTGTGTTTGAAGACCAGCATCATTATGCCAACCATAGAACTGCCCTTCATTGTATCGAGTATATTGCAGTGATTCGCCATCAATGTTTCTCAGGTCATACAAAAAGTTCTCACGGTTTGCACGTTGGATATAATGCCACAAGAAACCACCAATCCAATGTGTAGTAGGAATCCATGCATTCTGTGAATTTCTCAGATCTTTATTAAGTGCATCTCCATGCAACTTAGAATCTGCCATCTGCGCATCAAACTTTTCTGTTAGATCTCTGTCCAGGATATCTACAACATCGTCTGGCAGGTCTGTATAATACCAAATGCTTTGGAATGCCATATACCCATAATGTATTCAGTGATATTATATATCATTTGATGGAAATTGTCAATTGGGAATCTCCGGATCCAATATGACCAATAGGAAACACATTAAATGCTATTGAGTGTCTATCATGATTTGAAAGATTTTTTGTAATTTCATGATGTAGGCTACTATCAAAAAGAATCAACATATTTTCAATAGGAGAATAAGAGTGCTCCATAGAATTAAAAATATTTATTGTATCCGGGTCTCCAAATGATAAAAATCTAGTTTTTGGATTAAAAAATTTAATTTCACCGCCATCAGTATGCATTTTTGGATAGTATATACCACTTATCCAACTGTTAGAGTGCATGTGTCTTTGACATTTTCCACCAGGTGGTGTTATGGTCCCCCAAGAGGTTGTCATTTGATAATCTACATGCATATACCCTAGAACGTCATTAATATACGATCTCAATGCATCAGAAATCTTTTCATTAAGTCGTGGAAACT